TGAATGTGAACTCTTTGTCAGTCTCACCAACAACCACAGCATAGTCATTGGAAGTGTCGTTCTTCTTATCACGAACAACCAGTTTGACCACACCATTCTCACCCACGGCAGAAAGGTCGGGCAGTTGATAGACACCTGCTGCTTTCAGCAGTTTGTCCAATTGCTCAGTGCTCAGTTCAAAGCGAACATCTTCACTAGGAAGTTCGATACTCTTTTCTGGAGGAGTCACGATGACACTAGGGTCAGCAAAGAAATACTTTGATCGTGACTTACCTTCACGGATAACGACATAACCATCATTACCAAAGTCAAGTTCTGGACTAGAGTGAAGACCCAAACCATTCAGAAACTGGTTGAGATCATAGACACCAAAGTCTTTAGCAAAGTCTTCTGTGACCGTTGCCTCTGCCAGAATGTTCTTCATCACACTGATGGTGCGAAGAGTGTTTCCCTTCTTGAACAGAATAGACTGATTGATTGAAGAGAAGTTCTTGAGCAGGGAAAGGGTATTATCAGAAAGTTTCATACGAGTTCGGATTTTCATCACTGAGGATAGATTTCACGTTGAGCATTTTTGTCGTTGAAATGCATCAGAAGTACAGCATAATGCAGGATCTTCAAAATGTCACGACGGGCAGTGCCCTTCTTATCATAGCGAGAAGCATACTTCAGAATATTGCTGCGGCAGAATGCTTCACCATCACCACATGCCTCAATGAGGTCAAGAGTTTGGATGGCATCATCACCAGCAGAATAGTGCTGTTTGTATGTTCCACTAATATAGTCAGAGAGTTCTTTAAGAATCTCCTCTTCGTTATATTTGTATCGTTTTGTGGTAGGAAGATTCAGATCAAAAGACATTGAGTCTTGACCTGAATAATCATAAAGAGAAAGAGTGTCTGCAGCACCACCAAGAGAAGTAGTAGAACTAAAGCTAATGGTGTCTGGAGAGGCAGAAGCAGTTAGTGGATTACCCACAATACTGAAACCATCCTCTTCCCAATAATCTTGATTAGACATGTTCAATTCGTCAGATAGAAAGGACCAAGCGTTTGCCATAATTATATCACTCCTGGGTGTCAATAGCAAATTGTTTGACTTCTGGCATTTGGAAGTCAGCATCCACCTTGTCATACAACTCCAAGAATGCTTGCTTCGTTTCATCATCGAAACGATTGATGCAGACTTGGATTGCCTTTGCCTTATCACCAAAGATGTTGTATGCCTTCACGATGTGAACCAAACGACGGGTGCTGATGATTTCTTCAATACCACCATCATAGAAGGTCTTACGGATGATGTCAGCCCAGTCCACCAGTTTAGTGGTGAACTTATCATCATCACAGATCTTGCCAAGGATCTTTGCCTCAATAGCAGGACTGGGATACTCCTGCTCGAAGGTCACAGGGAACCGCTCAAGGAATGCTTCGTTGAGCACGTTAGTTCCAATGAATCGTCCGTCGTCGCTGCCCTTACCTTTGGTGTTGGCGGTTGCGAATACTTGGAAACCTTTTGCTGGCGTAATCCACTTGCCAATCTTCTTGAGGAAAACTCCTTTCCCTTCGAGAATAGATTGAAGACAGAGGATTTTGTTTGAGGCAAGGTCGATCTCGTCAAGGAGCAGCACAGCACCCCGTTGCAGGGCTTCAATAACTGGTCCATTGTGCCAGACGGTTTCTCCACCAACAAGACGGAAACCACCAATAAGATCGTCCTCATCAGTCTCTACCGTGATGTTGACTCGGATGAGTTCCCGTCCGAGTTGGGAGCACGCTTGTTCGACTGTAAGCGTTTTACCATTGCCCGACAGTCCCGTGATAAACGTAGGGTAAAAGATACGGGACTGAATAATTTTCTTAACGTCACTAAAATTGCCAAACTTGACGAAGGTATCATCTTTTTGAGGAATGAGATTTTGTTCAGAGGCAGGCATCACAGCAGGTGCCTGATAGGTTTGCTCAAGTTCTTGAACGGTCTCTTGAGTGACCTCAAGATTCCACTTACCACGTCCAACCTTGTATTCTTCAAGACGGCGGGTGACTGTGGGATAGGACACGCCATGAGACGCACAATAACCGCGAACATCAGCAGCAGTGAATTCTGTGCCGTAGGTGTTCTTGAGATCGTTAATGATTTGGTCGTCGGTCATCCTCGTGCGAGACATTTGTTTGTTTCAACTGAAGTCATTATAAAAGGAAAAGGGGGCAGTTTCGCCCCCCTCGTGACACTTCTTATTGTGTCCTTCCGTATTTGTATCTCATCGCTTGGAGTAACCATGCTTGAGTGAGAGATCTAGGACCATTCTCAAGTATGTCCATTACCTTAGGGTCCTTTTCTGATGCTTTCGCAATTTCTCTCCAGTTGTCTTTGTATTCGGTCATGCCACCAGAGAAATAAATTCGCCTAGAACTTTCTTATTTAGTTTCTTAGTCTTGAGAGACTTAGCAAATGCGGACTTAATCTTTGCTTTGGTGGCACCTTCATCAACTTCAAACTCACATTCCTGTGCGAGAGCAGTGGAAGACAATCCAAAGTAAACATCATATCCAGAACTTTTAATGGAGAAACTTTTGGTCTTCTTCCAATCTTTCTGGATCTTGATGAACTCATCTGTCCCTTGCTCATAGTAACGACGGATGAATGAATTAGCATCCCTGGGTCCAAGGACACGAATACCGATGAAGTTTACATAAGGGAAGTTCTGCTTGAGATTGTTAATCATCAGGTCACCAAACTCAGCAAATCCACGGGGAACACGAGTGGTGGTGCCCAACTTACGATCACGAATGAAGCAATTCATGCTCAGTTGGCGGTGACCGATGTAAGGTTCAGACTCCCAGTAGCGTTGAACTTCAACGTGACGAGAGAGATGATTTGCTTCACCATCAGTCAGAACAACACACTGAACTTTCTGAACATTGTTCTCTTTCTGAAACTTGGGAAGAATTTGACGCAGGGCAACAAATGTTTCATTCAAGGGGGTGCCAGACAGATTCAGACGAGGAGGATTACAATAATCCAATCTGTACTGACGAGTGTAGTAAAAAGCAATTCTCCAGAGGTTTAGCATCTGACGATCTGTCTCAGGAGCAGAAACTTTGCTGGTCAAAACATTCATCAGGTTAAAGTCAGCATCAACTGCCAACAATCCCACTTTGCGCTCATAATGCGGTGTCATGTCAGGAACCACATGTTGACCAGTCGCAAAATCAAAACTGCGACGACGCCACTCATTCGTGAAAGCATAAACATCAAATGGAATGCCCACTTTCTTACAGAACCAGACGAGGTTGAAGAGTTGCTTCAGAGTATCCTCCAGAAGATACTGCATAGAACCACTCCAGTCCAAGACAAACACCAGACCATGGTTCTTGCCTTCAGGAACAACAGTCACTTTCTTGAAGATGTCCTCATTGAACTTGTAAGTGTGAAGTGACGACATATCAAGCACACCCGTGCGGGCAGTAGATGCTCGCGCATAAGAGTCTGCTGCTTTCTTACACTCAAACTCCTTCACCAGATAGTTGACTTCCTTCTGAGCAGACTTCTTGAACTTGATGAATTCATCATCTGCCTGTTTGTAGATCTCAGGTCCCTTAGATTTAGATTGATATTCCCATGAAGCATCAATCTCATGGTGAATCTCTTTATTAGAGGCAATCACAGTATCAAGATTGAGCACTGGAAATTCCAGATACTCATTCTCAAAGGTCGATTCTTCGTCAATCAGGTCCTGGAGATTATCCTCAAAGGACTGCATCGTATCTACTGTAGGTTCATCCTCACTATCAGCAGCAGTGTCACTCCCCTCAGGTGTTTTTTCTTCCTTCTCCTCTTCTGCTTCCTGATCCTGAGGTTCGCTGTCCATTGCCTCATTGTTTGCCTGTCCAGTGGTATTGGACTGAGGAGGAACCGGGATAGGAGAATCTTGATCCTCCTTTGGTTTCTTACAATAATCATAGAGAACCTTAGCTGCGGCACACGCATCAGCAAAGGTTTCAGCATCACGGATCTGGTCAATGATCTCTTGCTCTTCTTCAGTGAAAGAGATATCAACAAAGTTTCCAATCTTGAAGAACAAGTTTGCCCGATCAGCAAGATTCATCTCATCAACTTCTTCATCCGCAATCTGGAAGAAGTCATCATCATTGAGTTCCCGATATCCACGGAAGAATGTTTTTGCCAGACCCAGATACTTACGCTTGATGAGTTTCTCGATGCGAGCATCTTCAGTCACATTGATGAACTGGTGTGGAATACCCTTTGGTGGGTCTTCGTCAGGAGTGAAGAGTGCGTGGCCAACCTCATGTCCAACCAGCAGGTCATACACGCTATCACTTGCCCTCTCCCACATCGGCAGCACCAGCAGACGACGGGACACATCAAAGGATGCTGTCTTGACTTTCTTATGCTCTACAATCAGGTCTTCAGTAGCAAGCAGTCGTGCGAGTTGCGACTTGATCTCGTTCCGTACAACCATGTGTTTCGTTTCGTATGAACCCATAATAAAAGGAAACCCCCCGTTTCCGGGAGGTCATGTGCCTCTTCTTAAAGTGTCTTAACGCTTCGCGTCTAGACCTCATTGCTTGTGGTTTGAGTTTTCTTTTCTGCTCCTTCCTGGAGTGATGCTGCCAGTTTGGGGTAGTCATTTACATCTCCAACGAATTGACCATTCTACTGAACCCTTTGATCTTTTCAAATCGTAGCACATTAGCAAACTTGTCATGCAGGTCAGACTTGTGAGAGATCACAAATATATTAGCATCTTGAATTACGAATCGAATAATCTTCAGAAACTCTTCTGTTCCGAGACCATCAAGAGAACTATCAAACACCTCATCCATGATGAGTAGATTAGTATTGACCGAGTTCTTCATTCTTGCTACTTCACGCCAAGTGAAGAGAAGTGCTAGGTCGATTCTCATCTTCTCTCCCTCGCTGAAAGAAGAATATGAAAAGTTCTCATGAATTGGAGATTGGACGGTTTCGTTGAATTCCTCATCAAGTGTGAAGTTGATGTAAAAGTCCATCATTTGTAGATAACGATTGACTTGCTGATTTATCAGCGGTAGGTACTTCTTAATGATTTTGGATTTAACTCCACCGTCTTTAAGTAAACTAAACGAAAAGTCGTAGTAGTTGATCGTCTCCTTTTTGTTGAGTA